GAACTAATCAGAAGTCCTTCACCAATATCTTTTGCTTTCTGTTCTGGACGCTCTTCGGCAGTTTCCTGAAGATACTTCAAAATAAGTTTTCCATTGTCTGTAAATTCCGGCTTTTCTTTCTCAACAGTCAGGCTTTCCCAATACTGATAAGAATTTCCAGGCCAATCTTTTGGTTCTACTTTTTCACTCAAATCTTTTACAAATTCAATAAAATCACTTTTCGCACTCATTTTTTACTCACTTTCATTTTTTTATACTTTATTTATTTTACAATTATATTATACTAAATTTTTTTATAAAAATCAAATATATTCCCATCTTAGGCCAGCGCAACTTTTTATTTTACCTTTTGCACATTTACTAAGAGTAGAATTATCTACATTGTATTTTAAAGATGCTTCTTTAGCGCAAGAAAAAATTTCACCTGTATCAATACATTTTACCTTTTTAGCGTTAGGATTTCCACCTAATTTCATCTTTTCTTTTTGTTCTTGTGTTTTAGGTTGTTTTTTACCAATGCGGCTTTGACGGATTTTTTCTTTTGTTTCTTCTGAATGATGTTTTCTCCACAGAGGATGATTCTCTTTTGAAAAATCCGCATGATGTTCTTTTATAAGTCTTTTTGTTTCTTCTGATAGAATTTTATTATTTCCACCAGAAGCTAAATTATATCCTACTTCTAAATTCATTGTATCAAAAAGTAGGATATAAAATTTTTCCCAATAATTAGCTTCTTCTATTGTTGAAATATTATCTTTTAATATAATATGTTCAAAATTATCCCATCCATATTTTTGGATAGCATTATAAAATAATCGGCAACCTCTGTAATGAGAAGGTATCCACCTATCTTTTATATTTTTTGTCTATCCAATATATGATTTATTATTTATTTTATTTCTATGAGAATAAATTACATATTTAGAATTCATCGTCGCTATAGCCATTTTCATAAAAAATAAATTCTTTTGCGTAGGGAAGTTCTTTGGCCCAATTTATAAAATATCCCCATTCATAAGCTAATTTATGATTTTTTCTTTGATGAACTATTCCTCGTAAGTTCTCATAATTCAATGTTATCGTTCTCTTTTGGAGATAACCTTCTGGGAGCCAACGAACAAGTTCTTTCCAATAACGCTTATCTTTTGTTTCAAGATATTTCTTTCTAAGAGATTCTAAAAATCCAATAAAAGTTTCGGCATAATAAAATTCTTTTTCATTTGTACCAATTATATCTTTCATTGGAATTGTATATTCATAAGGATTATCTCCACTATCATCAATGCCTGTTTCTACAATAAGTTTAGGATCATAATCTCCTAATTCAAAACTATCAATAGTAATTGGGTAACTTGCAAGTTTATGCATTGTAGAACAACTATTTGCTACTGTGCCGACTTTGTAAGTATCAAATTCTTTCCACCAGTAGAAAGGAGCAGTAATATCAAAACTTACAAAAATTTGACGAAGAAATTTTCTATGTTCTGGGCCGGCTTTAATAAGACGTTGTGCTAAATTTAAATCGTTTTTGCCGATATAAGCATAACATCCTTCATAATCTGTGGCGTTATATAATCCTTGAATTAGAAGCCAGTCAAAATACTTTTCAGCTTCTTTTTCTGCCTATCTATCTCCTTCACACTCCCAAGCATTTTGTTGTTCTGGTGAAAGATAACTTAAAGCAACTTCCCAAGCAGGATCTTCTCCATCATCGTCCCATTTGAATATTCCAAAATCGCTATCAGATTTATTCCAGCTATCAAGGGGATTTCTCATCCCCCTGAAGGCTCCTTCAAAATTAAAAACTTTTGTATTTTCAATTTTCATCTACAACAATCTCCTTTATAGAGTCAAGATTATAAATACCGACCCATTTACTACCTTTTATAATAACATAAAGGCCATTATTTACCATATAATCAGTATATTCTTTTTCTTCCCATTCTCTATATGCACCATCTTTGAATGTAATATAAATCATTATATTATCTCCTCAATCTACCTTTATTGAAATAGAATCTGTTGTTAAGTGAGGCATTGTAATTGTATTTGATGTTATATCAGAAGCATTAATAAGATGAGAGTTATTATCATTTGAAGAATTCAAAGTAACATCTGCTGATGTAGTAGTTGATGTCCAGATGTAAGGACTACTCCACCAAGTTTTACCAGTTCCAGGGGTATTATATACCCAAGTATCATTATCATGGTAACCTTCCCAATATGCTTCATCAAGCAATTTCTTCAACTCATCCACTGTAAATTCAATTTTACCATCTTTATTTTTCTTAAATGTCTTTGTCATTTTATACTATACCCGAATTCCTTTGCTTTACATATATCCTGCCAATAATCTTCTCTTTCACTAAGTTTGCTTCTATCACATTCTTCAAGAATTTCAAATGTAAAATTTTCAACTCCAAAAGACAACATAGCAGGATAAAGTTTATTGTTACCTGGTGCTTCGGCTCCAATGCCGCGTTTGATATGAGTTTTCCATCTATCAGCTATATCACAAATATTTCTATTCCGACTATTTTTTACTGTTATATAAAATAAAACAGGAAACCGTTTCGGCTTTTAACTGACTTCGTTTCCTAAAATCAGACTACGTATCAATAGTAGCCCTACTCTCCTGCCCAGAAGGCTTAGGAGATAGTCTGTACAGGTTCTTTAAGTAATTCTTGATGGATATTGATAATCTTTTATAATATATATTTTACCAAGGTTAATAAAACTTACTGTTTTTCTAGTTATATGATATTTTTCTCCTATTTCTGACATAGACATTTTAGTATTTCGTAATAAATCTAATATATTTATTATATCTTGTTGAGTAAAATTATGATTATTTCTTATATTTTTTTCTCTAATAGGATATGTATATTTCCCTATATTTTCAAATTTTCTTCCATTATTTATATCTCTAATTATACGCAATGGAAGATTATATTTTTTAAGGAAATCTTTTTCTATTGTTAAATCCCACCTATATTTTAAATCATCTTTTATAGAAATTATGTCTTGTTCTGTAAGATTATAGTCTTCTATAGAATTTTTCTTTATTGAATCATGATTATTATTTCGTAATGGATATCTCAAATTAGGTTGATTATAAGTATATCCTTTAGATATTTTATAAATATTAGATTTCGAAACTTTATATTTTTTAGCTATATCTTCATAAGAATATTCAGTATGATTTAATAATAAATCAATAATTTCATTTAATTGTTTTTGAGAAAAAATACTATTTGGATTTTCTATACCTTTTTTCTTTGAAGCATTTCCTTCTCGTAAAATATTATATCCTTTATCACGATTAGTTGCTTCAAATTTATTTATCCAATAAGTTTCAATTAAATCTAATTGTTCTGGTAAAATATTGGTTTGTAAAATTTCTAAGATTGCAGAATGTTTTTTTAAGGCTTTATCACAAGGTTGCTTATTTTTATAATTATGTTCTTGTGCTCGCTTTTTTATATTTTGAGATTGGCCTATATAAATTTTACTATTATCATAAACTATTTTATAAATTCCAGAAATATTTTCTGGTAAATCATTTATATTTATTATCACTGTATTTTCCACCTACCTTCCATATAGTATATGACTTTTACGGAAGGTGAATTATTCAAAGTTTCCCACGAGATTAGATTTTCTCTTTCCTCGTTAGCCATAATAAAGTATGACCCCCAACGATAATTGGGAAAAGTTTTTCATCGGCTGATTTTATCCAACCGCTTGGCCGACGTAGCACATTTTATTTTTAATATTTGTTATCTTATAAATGCCAGTATGTTTGCCGTTTCCGACAACTCGACCTATTAAATCAGTATATGGTTTTTCATAGTAAATTTTCCATATAGCTTTCATTAGTGGTTCACTATTTTTAAGTGTTGGTGTTATTTTTCGTAATTCATATATTTCAGTTAAATCATTATCAGATAAACACAATCTGTAATAATCATTTTTATGCTCTTCTTCATATAAGCGTTTATTTAATTCAACATATGCTTGAATTTCATTTTCGCGCTCTTTTATTTCATTATCAAGTTTATTTTGTTCTTTTATTTTCTGATTGATTTCCTTTTGGAAATTATTCGCCGTTTCAGCTAATAAATCTAAATAATCAGACTTATATTGATCTATTTCTTTCTGATATTCTTTACGAATCTTTTCAGTTTCTCGTTCAGCGTCTGTTTTTGCTCTATCTAAACATTTTTTCTTATATACATCTGAAAGATGAAGAGCATCTTCTTGAGATTTCGTTAAATAATCAGTCCAAAATTGGGCTGTTTTTTGATTTTCTTCAATACCCGCTTGTAAGGCTTTATACTCAACCTATAATTCCTAATTTTGTTTAGCAAGTTCTATATTTTTATTAGCTAATGCCTAATCTATTTGCTAAGTAGTTTTTAATTTAGGTCGGATATATAAATATCCCCCAATAATACTTATAATCCATAATAGAATAATTATTATTGTTATTATCATTTTTTATTAAAAAAGGAAGGGAAATATATTTCCCTTCCTTTTAATTTTTTATAATTATTCCTCTTCGGAATCAGGATCAAAGGCCATTCCTGCTGGGGTTAAGGAAAGAAGTTTAACTGCCTTGTGAGTTCCGTCTTCAAGTTCAATTTCTGCAGGTGTGCGAACACCAAGCTATTTACGCTGAATTGCGGATGTAAAAATACCATCAACACTTCTCTTCTCAAGACCAAGTGCCTCAGCTACATCTGCGGATGTCAGGTCCTTGCCGTTATTTGCCTTAAGATACTCAAGAACTTTACGTGAATTTTCTTTCATTTTTGCCATAATTATAAATCTCCTTTAAAATTAATTTTTGTTTTTATTTTATTGTAATTTTATTATATCATAAAAAAAATGAAAAGTCAAGAATTATAATTCATTTTTTCTTCAATATTTTTTTGTACCAATTCATCTAATGCCATTACATCTTCAAGCGATGTTATCCTGCAACTTAATCTCATAATTTCATTTCTATAATAGTTTTTATCTTCAGGTGTCTTCGCTGCTTGAAGAGATAATTCGGCATCGGCAATTTGACCTGCCAATTTTTTCAGTTCTTTTTTCTTCATTTTTTTTATTCCTTTTTATTACATTTATATAATATCATATTTTTTTCTTTCAGTCAAGGTAATTCGCCTTGAAGTCAACCTCTGTAATAATAGGCACACCAGCAGCCTTAGCGGCTTTATTCTTTGCAGAATTAGATTCTATATCATTATTAATTAAGAAATCGGTGCGCTTACTTACTGTATTTACTACTTTACCACCACGTAATTCAATCTCCTTTTGGAGTTCATTTCTATTTTTGAATTCGTTCAAACGTCCTGTAATAACTATAGTTTTTCCATCTAGTGTTAATTCTACTTTTGGTTTTTCTTCTTTAACAAGTGTTAAATATTCATAGATTTTATCTGCTTCTGTAAAATCATAATTCCATAAAGATTGAGTTTTGCTTTCAGCAAATCCATCCCATTCCATAAAATTAAAATGAGTGCGACATTTAGTTCTAAAATCTTCATAGGTATCAATTTTATTGCATATATCTTTTGCTACGGTACTACCAATAAGAGGAATACCTAATGAAGATATAAATTTTTCAAGAGTTGTAGTTCTAGCGGTCTCAATCGCTTTTAAAACATTCTCAACTGATTTAGCACCAAATCCAGGTTTTTTGCCCCAATCTTTTTGATATAAATGAAGTTCAAATATATCATGTAAATCTTTAAGCCATCCATAATCCATAAGTTTTTCAATGGTAGCTTTAGATAAACCTTTTATATCAAGACCTTTTTTACCTACAAAATGGTCAATACGATTTATCATTTTACCAGCACAATTTGGATTAGGACAATATAATTCTTTTATACCCGTATCTTTGATACTATTATTATAGTCTCTAACAATTAATTTTTCGCCACAAATAGGACAAACTTTCGGTATTTTAATAATTAAGTCTTTTTCTATATCATCCATTTTAACTGCTTTTAAAACTTGCGGAATTATCATATTTGCTTTAAAAATTTGAATTTTTTGACCTAGAAATGGAATGCCAAGTAAATCTTTCATTACACTATAATTATGAAGACTTGCTCTTGATACTGTTGAACCATCCATTTCTACGGGGTCAAAAATAGCAACGGGGCAAAGAGTTCCTGTTCTTCCCATCGTCCAGTCAATATTTTTTAAATTTGTTATATAAATTTCATCATAGAACTTGAAAGCAAGCGCATTCTTGAAATGATGAGTTGTTTGTCCTTTACTTTTACCATATTCTATATTATCATACTTAAAGACAATTCCATCAATCGGATAACTTTTTACTCTTGCTTGTTCTTTGATATTATCTATAACAGCTTGAATATCTGAGCCTGAATCAGCAGGAACGATTTCAAAACCTAATTTTTCAGCATTTTTTAAACTATTTGAGAATAATTCATATTCAGGGCCTTTTATAACATCCCATGCTATAAATTTTAATTTTCTTCTTTCACATTCTCTTGCATCAAGCAATCTAATGCTACCAGCAGCAAAATTTCTAGGATTTTTGAACCATCCCACAAAATTTCTAAAATTTTCATAGGTTGATATAACTTCTCCATCAATAATAAATTCTTCTTTATAATCAATCTTTTTTGGAATATTTGATATAACATAAGCGTTATGAGTTATATCTTCACCTACAATTCCATCTCCGCGGGTTTCTGCGGATACTAATTCACCATTTACATATCGCAAAGAACAAGTTAAACCATCCATTTTTGCCATCGCAACATAATCTTTATTTTCTAAAAAAGACATTACTTCTATAAGATCTTTTGTTTTTTCAAGCGATAACATTTGATGATTATGTTCTACTTTTTCAAGTTTATCAACGACTGTTTTTATTTCTTTTTTAGGTTCATTAGCATTGATCTTTTGTGTAGGAGAATATTTAAAAATAATACCTGTCTCTTTTTCCAGTTTTTCTAATTCAAAATATTTATTATCCCATTCTTCATCACTTACTGTGGGACGACCTATATTATATTCTTCTGTTCTGGCATTTAACCAAGAGATTAATTCAGATATTTTATTAAAAGCATTTTCAATCATTTTTATTACACCTTTATAATATCAAATTTTTTTATAAAAATCAACCTGATGGGGAATAATCCCCATCAGACTTTAGAAACTGCCTGAACTGACGTTCCTTTTATAAGGGAATTACCTGTCGCGGCACGCCCCATACTCGGCACATCTGCGGCACTAATGCATATGGAACTATTCATTCCAATGATAAGTAGAGAGTCTTCGTCGGAGATGAGAGCGCCTCCCACGATATACCCGTTATTTGACCCGCATTTATATACGATAAGTCCCTTTCCCCCTCTGCTTTGAGTAGGTATTTCTTCGAGGGAGATTTTTTTACCAGTTCCAACAGATGAGAAAATTCCAAGACTGTCATTTGTGTCTCTACAACACAATGCTGATACTATATAGTCACCTTCATTTAGAGTAATTCCTTTCACACCAACTGTTACTCTACTACTTGAAGTAATGCCGAGACTATTAAATCTTACAGCATACCCATTATGAGTTAAAAGAATAACATCTTCATCATTTACAAGCTGAACGGCAACTAAACTATCTCCTTCACGAAGTTTTATTGCCGCGATACCTGATTTACGCTTTACATCAATATATTCGGCAAGTGCTGTTTTCTTTACTATGCCGTTTTGTGTTACAAATAAAATATATTTAGGCTGTTCTTCCTGTTTATATAATGAATAAATAAGAGATGGTTCTTCATCAATATCCATCGCAATGAGTGATTTGATAGACTGGCCCTTACTTGTATTTGTTCCTTCTGGAATTTGATCTACAACTAAGCGATACATTTTACCTTTATTGGTAAATACCATAAGACTATCAACTGTATTAGTGCGAATAATAGCAGAAGTTATATCACCTTCTGTCTTTACACCTTTGCCATTGCGTTTTTGAGTTTTGAATGAAGAAGTAGGAATACGTTTAATAAGTCCATCTTTACTCATTACAACAACACACTTCTCAGGCTCAATAAATACTTCTTCCTCTTTTGGAGGCTCAATATAAGTAATAGTAGTGCGACGAGCATCACCATATTTATTTTTTAATTCAATAAATAATTTAACTAATTCAGGGTCAGGATTTTGACAAATCATTGTTAATTTCTCAATTTCCTTTTGTTTCGCATCATATTCATTCTGAATTTCAACTCGCTCTAAGTTAGCTAATTTTGCTAATCTCATATCAAGAATAGCTTTTACCTGTGGATCACTAAAACCATATTTGGCCTGTAATGCTTCCTTAGCCTTTGCGGCACTTTCAGATTTCTTTATCATCTGAATAATATTATCAATATCTTCCAGTGCTTTTAATAAACCAAGTAAAATATGAGCACGTTCTTGTGCTTTATGAAGTTCATATGTGCTTTTTCTTATAAGAACATCACGCTGATGATTAATATAATTTTCAAGCAATTGTTTAATATTCAAAAGCCGAGGCTTTTTATCCACAAGAGCAACATTATTAAATGAATATGTCTCTTCAAGTTGTGTCTTTTTAAAAAGTTTAGCAATAATAGGTGAAGCTGATACTCCTTTGCCAAGTTCAATCACAAATCTTACACCCTGACTATTACTTTCATCTCTAATAGATACAATACCGTTTAATTCCCCACTTTCACAGAGCTGGTCTATATCTACTGTAAGTTTCTCTTTTGAGACTTTATATGGAATACTTGTAAATACAATTTTATCTCCATATTTATCACTCTCAATCGTATATTCACCCCTAATTCTTGCTCTGCCCTTTCCAGTAGCATAAGCATCATAGAGTTCATTTTTATTTATAACTAATCCACCTGTTGGAAAATCAGGGCCTGTGATAAATTCCATTAAATCTTTTATAGAACATTCTGGATTATTGATAATATGAATTGCCGCGTCCATAATTTCATTCATATTATGAGGAGCGAAACTACACGCCATACCTACAGCAATACCAGTTGTTCCATTTACAAGAAGATTAGGAATTTTACCGGGAAGATAAACTGGTTCATCTTCTTCATCTGTATAGGCTGACACCCAATCAGTTGTATCTTTCTTTATATCTGCGAGCATTTCTTCGCCAATTTTTGATAATTTACATTCTGTATAACGATAAGCAGCAGGTTCATCACCATCTCGGCTACCATTATTTCCGTGAAAATCAATCAAAGGGTAACGCATATTCCAAGGCTGAGATAACCAAACTAATGCTCCATAAATCGAACTATCCAGTTATGTTATCGTAAGACTTTTTATTCTTACTTCTTATACTTTCTATTTGTATAAGCTCAGCATACATTTTTCATTTGGGAGGCTAATTCCACCTTTCTATCAAGGCTTGTATCTCCATCCTGATACAAATAAGATAATATCTTAGGAATTGCTTTTTTAGTAGAACGATATTCTATTTTATAAGTATTATAATGATCGTAAATTTTTAATGGTTTTATATCAAGTTCTTTTTGAAATAAGTTCTAAACAAATTCTAAACACTCTCTTGAACCAACAAGTCCAATTCCTGATAAATTTTCTCGTATAAAACCGTCTCCATCCCATAAACCTCGGATAAAATCTCTATAATACTTTTCTTCTATTGGTGGTATATGTTCTTTACCACTTTTTGCTTGTTCTACTCCTAACTATTTTAAAGCATCGTGAATTTGAGAGGAATAAGTTGAAACATACCATTGAGTATTCCCAGTTATATTATGTTTTTCTGATTTTAACATTGACTCATCACCATCTATAAACTAAATAAATTTTTCAAGATGATGTTTATCTTTATCTCCTAATTTTATTCTAAGCATATTTTTATTATCATTAAGATAACCATCAGCTATTATAAATCCAAGCCAATATGCTTTATCTGACGTATTTATTTCGTCAAAAATATGTCTATTATATTCTGTCATATAATTCCTCCTTTATTTGGATGTTTTTTCACCCTCACTTATTATAGGAATTATACACGATGTTTTAAATTTTTTAGACCAAACTTATCGCGGCCTCGTGGGAGGATTATTCTTTCGGCACCTCCTATGCGTTGCCCCTGACTAAACCTTTTATATTTTAGCCTTCGGTTCGGATTAGCATTTCAGCGTCCCCGCTTAATTCCGCGATTTATACACGGCCATAGTATTAACCGTGTGGATGAAAGCGACCCATCGTATCACCAACTGGTTGAGCACACTTGACAAATTTCTTGTCATTTTTATAACCTTTATCAAACATATCCCATAAGATACGTCTGGCAACCGGTTTTAAACCATCTTCGGCACTTGGTAATGCTCTATCTGTAATAACACTTACACTATAATCAAGAAAACTTTGTTCTACTTCTTCAATGATTGGCGTTAGAATTATATTTTCATTCATCTATTATGCCTACCTCTCGTCTCTGACCTCTTACTGGTTTATCTGTAAATACATCTATACCTTTTGCTAATTTATCAACAAATTCATTCCATTTATTCCCAGCATGTCCTTTTACTTTTTGTAAATCAATTCTATACCCCTGTTGGTATAATCTGTAATACTCTCTTATTAAATCTAAATTTTCAGGAGTGTTACCATCCGCTTTTTTCCAATTATTTTTACTCCATTTAAACATCCAATCATTATAAGTATTTACAGAGTAAGCACTATCACTATATACTATGGGAACTTCATCTTCCATTCCGAAATGTCTCATAACATGAAGAATTGCTTTTAATTCTTCACGATTATTGGTTGTCTTTTTTGTAGGGTCATAGAACCAATAAAACATTTGATCTTCATCATTTATACCTACAACTCCAAAGGCACCAGATGAATTATCGGTTCCATTTCCACTACATGCACCATCTACATAAAATATCATATTACTCCTTTTTACTGGATAAAATCAATATATCGTCAAATTTTACCATTACTTCATTTTTTGGGAATAAAGTATGTAATTGTTTACACATATTCCTTGTAGTATCTACATCATATTTATATGGGGGCATTGATAATATAATTAAATCCTCGGGTTCGGGATGAAAAGAAGTTAATGTAATATCATCTATTTTTATTTCTTTTTTCATAATGTTTTTCCTCGTCTGCTATAATAGCATCAAGTAGTTCATCAGTTTCTTTAAATGGATCACGCCCATAAATTTGCTTGAAATTAATTTCTTCTCTCTTATCAATTTCAGACTTCATCTGAATCATCCTCCAATGTTTCAAGATACATTCCATCAAGTTTTATTAATATACTATTATATGGATAAAGTTCAGCAAGTATTTTTGACCAAAGCTGCGCAAGACATACATCAATTTTATTACTATCAACAGTGAGAATAATTAAATCATCTTTTTCTGGATGAAAGGTAGATAAAACACCATATTCATCCAGAATTTTTACAATTTTTTCTTTAGACATCTACATTTGCCCTCCAAGAATTTTCTTCAATGAATTTCTTTCTGGGTGCTACGCTAGTTCCCATAAGATCATTAAATATCTTACTTACAGTTTTCATATCTTCCATAGTAATTTGTTTTAAAGTTCTTGTTTCGGGGTTCATTACTGTTTCTGCCATTTCAGACGGGTCCATTTCACCTACGTATTATTCCAATGTTACCATTGGTACTGACTATTTCTTATCTCAGGCTAACGTATTAACTGCCTTCTTTGATTCCACCTTTTTGAATTACGTATCAATAGTAATCCTACTCTGCAACAACGCAGATAGTCGATACAGGTTAAACCACGATTTCTTTCCAATTTTGATATGACCAAACATTAACAAAAGATTTGTAAGTTAATTTGTCTTTATAATCTTCATAAACTTTTGAAAGAATTTCACCATTTTTTCGTCTTGTTCTAATATTTTTTACATCTTGTTCATTTAATTTAGAACGTCCATTTTTTGAACCTTTATTAGCAGTATTATTTTTATGAAATTCTTTATTCTCTGGAGTATATACTTCTTGTTTTATTGTTTTCCAAGTTTCATTATTCCAAATTTTATGAAAACCACTTTCTCCAATTCTATCTTTGTATAATTGATATACTTCTTGTTTTCTTTCTAAATTTTCATATCTGGTTCTAATATCAACTATATCTTCTTTTGTTAATTTATGTTTTGGATGACTTTCTCCTTGATTTGTTTCTCCACCTGCTGTCATATTATATCCATTTTTATAAGAATTATAAAAAGATATATAGAATTCTTCTTTTTGACTAAGTTGAGAAATTTCACATTGTTCAATTATATCAAAATTAAAATTTTCTAATCCATATTTTTGAAATGCTTTATATAATAATTTAGAAGATTCTTTATTCCAATTATATGGATTTTTATGCTATTCCCATCTATGCTCTATATTAGTAGAAATTCCTATATAGCATTTATTGTTTATTTTATTGGTTATTTTATAAACACCAATCATTTTTTTATTTACCTCACTTTATTAAAGTAAGATAAAATCGTGATTTCTTCCCACGAGATTATCTTCTATTATATAAATTTTATCCATTTCAGTTTTTCTTGAAATGTCCAATTCTTAGAAGACTGCCTCGTTAGCTATAATTTAAAAATTATAACCCCCTTGATAAAGGGAAAAGTGGATAAGGGCCAGACTATCTCTTACCCTTTCATACGGTTGAGTTCAAAATTTCGCTTTTCATTTCGTTTAAAATCTGCCAAAGCTGCATCGTCTCTGAGATATACAAACTTTGTTCCAAAGTTCGCTCTATACAATGGCGGAACGGCTGCATAAATATATCCCCTTTCAATAAGTTCAGGGGCGAACTTCCAGATAAAAGTGAGGAACAACACTCTGATATGTGATCCATCTACATCCGCGTCAGCTGTAATAATAATTTTTCCGTATCGCAATTTATTTTCATCTACAATGACTTTGCCATCCTTTACCTCCAATCCAAAAGCATCAATCATAGAACTTATTTCAGCGTTTCCTAATGCTTTATGCAAATCAACTTTCAATGTATTCAAAATCTTACCACGAACAGGTAAAACGGCTTGAGTTGTTCTATTCCTTGCTTCCTTAGTAGAACCCGCGGCAGATTTTCCCTCAACTATAAATACTTCACATTCATTTCTTCTTTTGGAACTTGCATCTGCCAAAGTCCCCGGAAGAACGGCTCTCTTTTTCACATCCTGCTTACGAACTGTCTCTTTTGCCTTTTTAGCTTTTTCACGAGCGGCCCTTGCTAATAATGCTTTATCTACAATAGCTTTAGCATCATTAGGATGTGTTTCAAACCAATTTTTCAATTCCTGAGTAGTTAAACGCTGAACCATAGTTCTTGCTTCACTACTGGATAATACTTCTTTTGTCTGCCCACTAAATACAGGGTCAGGCATAATGAAACTCAAAACAAGTGTCAATCCTTCTTTGAGTTCTTCACCTGTAAGATTTATGTCTTTTTCTTTTAAAAGATTTTTATTTCTAGCATACTCGTTAATTGTTTGAGTAAGAGCAGTTCTAAATCCTGTAAGATGAGTTCCACCAGTATTAGGAATTGAGTTTGTATATAATTTATAAGTATCAGTATAACTATCATTATACTGCATTGCTATTTTTACACCAATTCTATCTTCTTTCTTTTCTGCGTAAAATATAGAAGATAAAACTGTTTTCTTACCATTCAAATCTTTAATATAATCAATAATGCCATTTTGAGAAGAAATCTCTTCGAGAACTTTATCTTCATATTTTAAATTAAATGTAAGTCCAGGAGAAAGATAAGCTAATTCCTGTAAAGTTCTTTTTAGACTATTATAATCTAACGTAATTCCTTCTTTAAAAATTTCTTCATCAGGTAAAAAATCAATTTTTGTGCCGGAGGGGTGTTCTTTATCCTTCCAATCTCGAACAATAATATCACCTTGTTTTTCACCTTGTTTAAATATAAGGATTGCTTCTTTGCCGTCTCTGTGAGAGCTGACATTGAAAAAGTATGAAAGAGCGTTAGTTGCCTTAGCACCTACACCATTCATACCACCTGATGTATTATATCCTGATTGTCCTGAACTATCAAATTTTGCTCCTGTATGAAGTTTTGTGAAGATATTTTCTAATGTCTCACTACCATCTTCGGCTTTACCAAATGGAATGCCACGTCCGTTATCAATAATTGTAATAACATTATCTTGGACATATACGCTACATTTAGTGCAATATCCCATTAGATATTCATCAACGGCATTCGAGATAATTTCAAGTGTAATTTGTTTTACACCTTCTGGGCCAGTTGAGCCGATATACATGCCTGGTCTGAGACGAATGGCTTCAATACCTTCAAGTGTTTTTATATCATTTACGCCATAATTTAAGATTTTTTTATCCATTCATTTATCTCCAATACTTTTTGACATTCTTCATATCTTTTTCTGTCAAATTTCATCCAACCATCTGTCATTCCTATATAATCATACATATAGTCTTTCAGATTTAATTTTTTATTTTTTTCTACCATTTTTTCTTTCATACATATATTATATCATATTTTTTTTAAAAAATCAACTAAAAATAGAGCAAGGCTTATTCGGCCTGCTCTATTTCTCTGAGTATATATATTCTTCCTTTTTGCTCTATTAGTTCATATTTATCCCAATCTTCTTTTGAAACAGTATCGCTTTCAACCCAATAACGAGTTTCTGGTGGAGTTGTTATACAAGAAAATTTACTTCCTATGATAACACCAACTATCGCTCCTACTGTTAAAATAACAGAAAGAATAAGATAATCTTCTGCAAGCATCATAGCAAAAGGTATTAATACTATAAATGCTATTATTATTATAAGAGTAAATACACTAGGATGAATTTCCATAGAAGTTGCTTCTTGATATAAAATATTCATTTATTCTTCTATTGTCCTTTCTTTAATTATATAAAAATTATCCTTTTGTTCTACAATTTCATATTTTTCATTAAATTCATTTTGTTTTACATTATCATCAATAGTTACTCCATAATGAGTTTCATATGTTTTATCTGTTTTAATACACCATTTAATACTAAAAAATGTTACAACAATAATCCAAATAATTAAGGCGGTTTTTGTTACAACTTCAGGAGCATCTAAGAGTTCATCAAACAATAAAACTATACCCATCATAGCTACAAAAGCAACCAATAGAACAATAATAAACCACCAATGAATATGTGTATGAAGAATTTGTACTTCTTCTTGATATAAAATAGTAATTCCATCAAGCATTTTCTTTATTTTCTCCCTTTGGAATTATTTCTTGTTTATCCCATCCTATTTTTACCGTTCCATTTTTATTGAAGATCCATCCACATTGTCCATTTTGAGTAATTGATACTAAAGGATTTTTACAAAAATTTTCATTTGATTTAAAAGGGCATCCATCTACTTTACATACTACAGTAATCATATTATTTGAACCTTTCTTTGGAAGTTTTTTTTGTTTTTTCGCAACCCCCTTATAAAAATAATACCAAAATTTTTTGTCAAAGTCAAGTCAATAATCTTTCCAAAAGAGCTTAATTCTAATCTCATTTATGGATATTTCAAATCTACTCGGATCGGTATTATATATACTGTAAAACCATTCTTTAATTTTTTGATAATCATACTGGCCATCATACTCCAAATCGCCATCATAATTATAAAAATACAAAGAACCATATCCCGTTCCCATTTTAGATTTTTCTTTGAGTTCTTCTTTCAGCTTTGATATAATATATTTTGTATTCTTATTGATAATTTTTTTTTGCGATTTCTTAGTATAAGCAAAAAACTTATTAGGGTTAAATTTACCAAAAATCCAAAAA